CTGTGTTAGGATTTCTTTCGTATATTTTTGGTCTGTCTTTTATTTTTAATTTCTTTTTTGCCGAAGATTTTGTCATAATTCTCCTTGTATTGTTTTGTAGGTATTCTACTCCTACCATCCCATTTACCTGGCATTTTGTTGTTTTATTCCTTCTGCAAACCATGTTGGCATTTTAGCAGGTGCTTTCCATGTAGCAAATCTTTGCTTTTTCATTATATAGTATTTACGATAACTTGCAACTACATCACCTGGCACTTTACATTCATCAGGCATTGCTGGTGTAGCGTCTGTACCTATAACATCTACTCTAGCATTTTTAGGTGGATGCTTTAGTATATCGCCAAGTTTTTGAATTGTTAAATGATCTTTTGTATGGTTGTATCTTAATTTATATTCTTCATTAAGAGCCATCATATGTTTATATAACCACGTATAGTTATATACTGATTGTAATACCCATTGTGTAGATGGATGATTTAACCAACCTGCCTTGTAGATAATTGCTTCTTCGTTTGAGTTTTCTAATCGCCATCTTCGTATCTTACGACCATTCTTTGTAAAGTCTGTATATTCAATACCATCAAGCACACGTTTAGCAGTACAAAGCATTTGAGCAGACTCAAGTATCATTTTTACAACATGTTTATCCAATAGCATTTTAGCAGCTTTTACTGGATCTTTATCAACGTAAAATATATTCATTAATGTATCACCTTTCTGAAGTAATCCATAGCACCATACTTCTCACATAATTTATTTAAAACATTAAACCAAAAGTTTTTTGTCCAATTTGTATCAGAATTTTTACATGCTTTTTCTGCATTAGTTATTCTTCTAATCTGATCTGGTGTCAAACTAGGTAGGTTTAATCTTTTTATATCATCAATTGTAATCATAGTATATATTATATATTATTTTTAGTTGATTGTCAAGTGTTTAATTTTACTACTTTTTACTGTTATTCCAGTCGTATATTTGATTTAATTTAAGTCTAATCTCATCAGGATTGTCACCAAATTCTTTTGCAAGAGCTTTAAAAGGTTTGAGTCGTTCATTTCTACTTTCTAATACTTCAATTCTACGTTTTAATTTTTCTTTTTCATCACCTAAAGATAATTCTTTTTTAGCTTTTATCTGTCTTAATGATATATTAGCAGCAATCAATAGTAACACTGCAAGAGGATCAAATACAAATATTAATATGAGTATTACAATTCTAACTGCACTATCAAAATGACTTTGAGCATCTTCTCCATATATAAGTTCAGCAACATACTTAATAGGACCTACTTCGGCCTCTATTTTATCTTGTTCTAATTGTAAACCTGCTTTTGAGTTTGTAAGTTCAGCAATTTTATCACTTGCATTGTTTATAGCTGAATTTAGAGCATTACGTTCTTCTTCCTGTTTTGCCCTTTCTTTTAGACCTCTAGTTACAAATTCTTTTTCTATATAAACTTCTAATGCTTTATCCAATTGGTCAAGTGTCTTTTGTGATCTATCTATAATTGATTGTTGTTGATTTATTTGTTTATCAATTAAACTAATTTTTATATTATTACCTGATGTAGGTTTTACTTGATCAAGGTGTGCCTTTGATAAAAACCCAAAGATACCCATTGATGTAATGAATATTAAAACTATAATTGCACCAAATAGATATGCCTTTAATAGCCTTGGTACATCACTTTTCCAATTATGATATAACCAACTGGCGGCAACTAACTTACCTATCTCTAAGGCACTACCCATTGCAATAATAGGTATTGTTGCACCAGCAAATAGTGTTGCAAGTCCTATGATTGAATATCCTGCAGCTATTATAGATATACTTATAGCTGATAGGAAAGTTAATAGTGTAAGAAACATAGTATTATTATTTATTAAATAAATCTCTTACTGCTTCAGGTGTTTCAAAATTTTCTTTTTGTTTTTCTATTGACTTATTATAAACAATAAGAGCAATCATCAAACCTGTAATGGTTATTAATATGCCTAGAACACCTAAAAGTAATCCATATCCTAATGTCATTTTAATTCCTTATATTCATTTTCATATACAAAGGTGTAATTTTCACCAGAGATTAATATTTCTCTTGCTACTTTTTTATCAAAACCAGCACGTATTAATCTGTCAAATACTTCTTTGTTAGCATTTCTGCTTATAGCGTTTGTATATACATCTCGGCTAGCATGTAATGTAATTACTCCCATTTTTTCTTTAGCACTTACAGCTAATAGACCACACAAACTATAGCACACCGCATATTCTGGTACATAGAAATATGTTTTTTTATGATTATAAACCATATCCATTACATCACCAATATATGATGTTTCACCGCCTACTGAATTTGCTACAAACATAATATTTTTATCAGCGTGTAACATGTAAATACCTCGTAAATTTATTTCAGTTAATACATCAAATTTACCTTTTAACATTATAACAATAGTCTTATTGTCTATTTCAACGGGACCATATATATTTCCATACATAGGCAAATCAGCGCCACCTTGTTTTTCAACTAGATAATTTGTTAAGTTTATAGCACGGTCATATTTAAAAAACATGTCTGCCATTGAAATGTTAAAAGAAAACAATAATATTATCAATATCTTAATTATTAATTTCATACTCTTCCTTTATCATTTTTAACAATCTTTTAATTTTAGAAAAATAGTTTTTATCACTTGCATATGCTTCAAGTGTTTCTATTAATATAAATGGATCATCAATGCCATCTTTTAATAGTCTTCTATAGTTTTCATAAGCATGATGATTGTTTAATGTTTGTATATAATCTAAAACACTATCACACTCGTGGTGATATACTTTTACACCCCATTTTTTAGGATTGTTAGATGGTAACATATGTGGTTCTCTTAAATCATATGTACGAATACCAAATAAATTTTTACCCTCTCTAGCAAATCTACTTGTTCCCCAACCAGACTCTAAAGACGCCTGAGCAAATAATAACTGCATATTTACTTCTTTTAAATCTTTATTGTAGAAATAAACATATTCAACACATTGGTTAACACTGTCTAAAAATGTTTGGTTGTTGTTATGCTCAAAATCAGGTAATGTAGGTGTTGAAGCTTCTGCTCTTTGTTTTCCATCTAGTGTATAACCATACCATGTAAGTGAAAAAGCTGCTACAACTATAGCAAACATTAAAGTTTGAATAATAACTTTAAATTTTACCATCTTTAATAACCTTTTTTAAGTCTTTTAAAGTTTTCTTTTTATTCATAGTAACCACATACCATTTATATCTTACTTTATGCTCACTACTAGGACCAAAAGATGGTACATCATATTCTCTATTAAATACAACTAAATCTTGTAAATATAATTTAACAAGGTCATCTAATATAACTTCACTATGATTTTTAGGAACTGTAGGAGTTCTCCAGTAACCTTTACCTTTTACAACTTCTTGTAATATTTCCTTTTGTTTCTTCAATAGTTTCATTATATACCTTTCTTAACATAATATTCGTAACCGTGTTCTTCAAATTTCTTTTGAGTAAACACAAGTTGGTTATTATCTAAAAGTTCTCTATAACCTTTAAATATTTTTTTACTTCTTTTACCTGGAAAGTTTTCTAGGATATCTTTTTGTAAATGACCTGTGTAGTATAGTTTACTACCTTTGGTGTTATTGTCTAATACAGACTTAATGATAGTAACACCATTTTTTATTTGTTTCTGCAACCATTCATCAACATGGTTCTTCTCACTTCTACTCATAATATATCTTTCTTTTTTTATAACTGTAAACCAATATAGTTTACTTTAGGTTTAAAGGACCAAAATATATCGTTATGGTTTCCTGTATCACCTAGGTTTTGCATTTGGTACAAGTGTACCATTTCGTGGACTAAAGTGTCCAAGAAATCTCTTTTGTCAGGATAGGCAGGCATCATTTCCAATTTATACATTCTAGTACCTTTTCTTTTCCATTCAAAGGTAATTACCTGTCCTACACACTTCTCTCTTTTTAAATCTTTTATTTGAATTTGGCCAAATGGAGATAACTTATTATCAAAAATTGCAACATTAAACTCTTTAAAGTATTTTTTAATATCTTTATATGTTGTAAGATATTTTCTACCTAAAGAAAATTCTTTTTTCAACTTTTTTTTGAGTTTAAGTGCTTTTGATTTTCTAGTTATTGTTTTCGCCATTTAATAATTCCTCTTTGTATTTTTTGTCTGTTTGTAATCTTAAATCAGCGGCAACACCTTCTAATAATTGAGGTAGATAAGCCTGT